GATTTCTGCGAACGGGTGTTGCAGCCGTTCATTGACAAGCAGTTCGCGGAACTTGCGGCAAATATGAATGCCTACGCGGACAAGATGGCAATGGGGCGTGAGGTGATCGCGGAGAAGGGCGTGTGGACTGCGAAGAAGCGGTATATGCTGTCGGTGTGGGATGCGGAAGGCGTTCGCTACAAGTCTCCCAAGTTCAAGATCATGGGCATGGAGACTGCCCGTTCGTCCACCCCTGCGTATGTCCGCAAGGCACTGAAGACTGCCATTGAAATGGTGCTGATGCGGGACGAAGCCACACTTCAGGAGTTTGTGCGGGCTACCGAGCGGGAGTTCAAGTCCCTGCCCGTGGAGGATGTGGCTTCTCCTCGCGGAGTGAACGGCATGGAGGACTACGCTGATCCGCTGACCATTTACAAGAAAGCCACACCCATTGCGGTGAAGGCTGCTCTGCTCCACAACCACTTGATATCCAAGCACAAGTTGGGTCGCAAGTATCGACTCATTGGTGAGGGCGAGAAGATGAAGTTCATCTACCTCAAGACTCCCAATCCCTTGCATGAGGGCGTGATCGGGTTTCCTGTCACGATGCCGAAGGAGTTCGGGCTTGAGAAATACATTGACTACGATACTCAATTCGCAAAAACATTTCTTGAACCGTTACGCGCCATCACCGATGCGGTGGGGTGGAGTCCCGAGGAAAGGAATACTTTGGAATCACTGTTTGCTTGACTCTCACCTACATAAGGTATAACCCCTAACAAAAGGATTTATCATGGCTACAAAAATTGTCAAAGTTCAGACTGGCGAAGAATTGATTGCAAGCGTCACCGAAATTTTTCAAGGTGATAAGGTTGTTTCATATACATTGAAGCATCCGTGTATGGTTGTTCCTGTTCCTACCAAGGGCGGCGGCGCAAATATTGCGGTGGTTCCGTGGATGGCTTCTGTTAAGGATCAGAGCATGACAGTTCCTGCCTCTTATGTCATGTTTACAGCAGAGCCAGCCACAGACCTTGCAAACGAATTCAATTCGGCTTTTGGTTCTGGTATTGTTGTTCCTAATAAGGATATTGCTACACCTGGTCTTAAGTTGACGGTGTGATGACTCCTGTATTCAACTACAAATATCTGCTCGGTCTGCTGACCGACAGAAAGTATTGGCTCATCCACGAGATGAAGCGTTGTCTTGTTGACAAGAAGACTCCGTTGAGTACAATACGGCGGTATGAGAGTGAACTCACCACCGTGGAAGAGCAAATGAAGCACATGACAAAGGAGATTGAGCGATGAAACTGAAGGACATTTTGAAGGCAGCAGGAAACAAGTACGCAACCGTGGCTTCTGAAGGGTTGGAAGGCAGCGATGTGAAGGGCTTCATCTCCACGGGATCGTATGCGTTCAACGCGCTCCTGAGCGGTTCGATCCACGGTGGAATTCCTGACAACAAGATCATTGCGCTTGCAGGAGAGCAAGCCACGGGCAAGACCTACTTTGCCCTGAATGTGGTGCGTGAATTCCTGAATTCCGATCCCAACGCAATGGTCATGTACTTTGACACGGAGCAAGCCATTACTTCCGATCTGCTGCGGGATCGCGGCATCGACACCGACCGCGTGGCTGTGCTGCCCGTGGCTACGGTGGAGGAGTTCCGCCACCAGTGCGTCCTTGCCGTGGACAAGTACCTTGAAGCAGACAAGGATTCGCGTCCCCGTATGATGATCGTGTTGGATTCCCTTGGAATGTTGTCCACCGAGAAGGAAATGAACGACACCGCCGAGGGAAAGACTACCCGCGACATGACTCGCGCACAGGTCACCAAGGCAGCGTTCCGCGTCCTTACCATCAAGTTGGGTCACGCACGGATTCCCCTACTGATGACGAACCACACCTACGATGTGGTGGGTGCGTATGTCCCGACCAAGGAGATGGGTGGCGGCAGCGGTCTGAAGTACGCCGCGTCCACCATCATCTATCTGTCCAAGAAGAAGGACAAGGTGGACAACGAGGTGGTGGGCAACATCATCCACTGCAAGGCGTACAAGAGCCGCCTCACGAAGCAGGACAAGATGGTGGATGTCCAGTTGAACTTTGAGACAGGACTAAACAAGTACTACGGTCTGCTTGATGTTGCAATCAAGTACGGCATCTTCAAGAAGGTGTCCACGAAGATCGAACTTCCGAACGGCAAGACCGCGTTTGAGTCGCAGATCAACAAGAATCCCGAGAAGTACTACACGGACGAGATTCTGACTGCGCTTGAAGCCGCTGTGAAGAAGGAGTTCTGCTACGGCAAGGACGAGGCTCAACCCGTTGAGGAAGACACCGATGGGTAAGATGGACAGAGAGCGGTATATCCGCATCCAAAACGGTGCAGAAGACCTGACACCCGAAGAGGTGGAGGACGGGTGGCACTTTTGCCCTGATTGGGACGATATGTTGATCCATGTTGACGATGACGAGTTTCAGTGCTGTCCGTGTTCGTGGATGGACAAGTTTCGCACTCCCGAGCGACAGGCAGCATACGAGAAGCGTTTTGAGGAGTGGGAGAAGTCGCAGAAAGCAATGGACAAACTTTCTGAACTAGACGAAGAACTTGGACTATTTGACTATGAGCCAAACCGAAAAGACAATTCTCGCGGGACTGCTGAGTGACCCTGAATTCTGCAAGAAGACCATTCCGTTCTTGCAGGAGGAATACTTTCTTGATCGGGTTGACCGAGCGGTTTTCCGATCCTTGAAGGATTTCGTGAATCAGTACAAGGGCGTTCCTACAAAGGAAGCCCTGCTGATTGCATTGGAAGACAACAAGAGCCTGTCCGAAGACGAGTTCGGCAAGTGCAAGACTCTTGTTGGCGAGATGGGCAAGACCTCCAAGCAGGACACCCAGTGGTTGGTTGACACCACGGAGAAGTTCTGCAAGGACAAAGCCATCTACAATGCCATCCTACAGTCCATTCAGATCATTGACGGCAAGGACAAGGAACGGACTCCCCATGCCCTGCCCGAGATTCTGTCCAAAGCCCTCGCGGTTTCGTTTGACACCAATGTGGGTCACGATTTCCTTGAGGACTACGAGGATCGGTTTGAGTTCTACCACAGGGTTGAGAAGAAGATTCCGTTTGACTTGGAGATGTTCAACACCATCACCAAGGGCGGCATCTCTCCAAAGACCCTGAACATAATCATGGCGGGAACAGGCGTAGGCAAGAGCCTGTTCATGTGTCACCACGCTGCTGCGTGTCTCATGCAGAACAAGAATGTGCTGTATATCACTCTTGAGATGGCAGAGGAACGCATCGCAGAGCGTATTGACGCAAACATCATGGACATCACGATGGACGAGTTGGCTGACCTGTCCCTTGAGATGTACGAGAAGCGTTTGAAGTCTTGCACACGGGGAGTTTCGGGAAAACTCATCGTGAAGGAATATCCCACTTCATTCGCCAATGTGAATCACTTCCGCATCCTTTTGGATGAGTTGCGACTGAAGAAGCAGTTTACTCCCGACATTATTTTCGTTGATTACATCAACATCTGCTCTTCGGCTCGTTTCAAGCACGGCAACAACATCAACTCCTATGGCTACATCAAGGCAATAGCAGAAGAGTTGCGCGGTCTTGCAATGGAGAGGGATGTTCCCATCGTGAGCGCAACACAGGTGAACCGCGCAGGCTTCTCGTCCACCGATGTGGATCTCACCGATACTTCAGAATCATTTGGTTTACCCCACACCGCAGACCTGATGATTGCACTCATCACGACTGAAGAATTGGAAAAGGCGGGACAGATCATGGTAAAGCAGTTGAAGAACCGCTACAATGGCAAGGCAGCAAACAAGAAATTTATCGTGGGGCTGAATTACGCGAAGATGAAGTTCTACGACATCGACAGCAGCGTGTCTGAAGACCTCATGGACGCAAACATTCAGAAGAGCGAATCGGACGGGTTTGGTTCGGGCTACGGAGCAAAGGACTTCAAGGCGAAGTTCGGCTCAAAGAAAGACACTAGCGATTGGAA